GGTGCCGGCGTAGCTGAGCGGATCAAGACCGTAATAGGCGCCCGCACCGCCAGCAGCAGCACTCCCGGCCAGCGCGCCGAGCCCACCACCACCACCGAGCAGGTTCTTGAGATAGCGTCGCGTGTTGCTGGCGAGGTCGCCCTGGCCAAACGCCGTGAAGGCCGCGCGCTCGCCTTCGGTCGCACCGCGCATGCCGCCCGCCTGCTCGGGACCACCGAGGGCACCGACGCGACGGCGCAATTCGTTCTCAAGATTGAGCCCGCTGTAATTGGCTCCGGCGCGGAGCTCGCCGGCCGCGATGCGCTGGTCGAGGAGCTCGGCGCGAGACTTAGCCGCCCAATCGGCGTTTGCTCTTCGTAGCAACGCAACGCCGGCCGCGGGATCTCCACCTTGCACGACACCCGGCGGCGGGTTCTCGGCAAACGTGAGCAGACGTTCCTGCGCGATCCTGGCGGCGCGCCGCTCTTCGGTGTCGGCGCCGGCTTTTTTCGCGACGCTGCCGAGCTCCTTGTAGCGCTCCTGCAGTTGCGTTGGGTTGACGAAGGGAGAGCTATCGATGTCGTTGAGCACCTCCCAGGTCTTGCCGGCCGTGCGTGGCGTCAGCCCTTCGCTCGTGAGATTTAATTTGAGCGGCACCGTGTAGTTCGGCGCTGTGGTCGCCGGATCGAAATAGAACCCAGCCTGACGAAACTGTCGGAAGCCCTGGTTGCCGGCGGCCTCGGCCGTATCCATTGCCTCGCGTGCGGCGGTCGTTGCTGTGGCCTTCTCGGCGTATTTCGCACCCGGCAAGCCGGCGACGATCGCGCCGAGGACGCGCGCATATGGCTCAACCGCCGTGCCCTCGGCCGCACGCCCGGCGGCCTCGCTGCCGGCGCCCGTGATCGCGCCGACGCCGACCGCCTTGGGAACGGAGTAGCGCGCACCCGCGACTGCCGGCGCGATGAATTCAGAAACCGTGCGCGCCGACTTGCCATACTCGGTCGTCGGATCGGGCAGATACTTTTCCAGGCCGGGTTCACCGAATTGTTTTTTGGTCGATGCAATGAAGGCCTGGCGCTTCGCCTCCTCGGCGGCCATCTCGGCGCCTTTGCCGGGCGACAGAAGATCGGCCGCCTTCTCGATGTACGGGCTCGCCGCGGTGCCGATCAAATTGGCGACCTGGCCAGGGAACGCCGGGATCGACGCGACGCCGAGCGCCAGGCCGGTGGGGATCTGCTTGGTGACATCCCACGCCGCCTCGCCGGCCGTCGGGTTCGATTTTATCTTTTCGTTCGCGAAGCGCGCGAGGATGTGACTGAAATCATCCTGCGGATCTGTCGGTGCAGCTGTTCGAGGCCCGCCATATTTTTCGGCGATCGAATCAAAATCGTCAGCCATCACTGCGGCCATAGGTTAGGAGGAACATTCTTCGCGCGTAGAACGCGGTGGATCTCCTTCAGCGCCGCGTCGCGGTTGCCCGCCGGCACGTTGCTCAGCACCTCGTTGGCGCGCTTGATTGCGGCGTTTGCTTCCTCGTCGCTGGCAACCTTCCGCGGCGTCACCATCGTTTTATATTGCGGGCCTGCCGAAAGCTTCATCGCCTCGGTTTCAACGCGACGCGCTTCGGCCTTGGCGGCGATCGTTTTCGGATCATCGCCTGGCTGCGGGAAAAATGTTTTTTCCGATTTGACGTACTCGTCGCGATTGATTGCTGCGCCGGATTCGTAGCGCAGCTGTCCGGTGATCCAATCGTATTTTGCTCTGTTGTAGATCTGATAGTCGGGCGACATCAGCGCCGAGCCAAATGGCAGGCTGTCGGCCATCTTGCCGATCACGCCTTCGCGACCCTTCGTTGCTCCCGTGTAGCTCTGGATGTCCGGCTCGGAATTCTCCATGCGATTGGCAAAGACCGTCGACTTGGCCTGCTGCTCGTTCAGTGGCTTCTTTTTTTCCGCCTCGACATTGGCGTAGCGATCGGGATCGAACGTCGGATCCAGCTGGCGCGCGGCCGTAATCCAGCCCTGGCGCCGCTTGTCATCGCTCGGGAGCCCCCGCTTGTAGTCGAGGATGTCGCGGAAGACGTTGGCCGCGTCGGGGCCGTTCTCGATCTCGAACTGCTTGAGCGCAGCCTCACGCGCGGCCATGTTCGGTGCCGGTACGGTCGGCGCCGCCACAGCTGGCGCAGCCACGGCCGGTGTCGTTCCCGGCGGTGGCATGGGCGGGCCAGCGACGCGATACGGAGGTGCGTTCTCGGGATCCAGGGGTAGGGGCAGCTGCTCGCCGATGCGCTCACCAGGGGCGCCGCCAGGGCCGATCGGCGGCACGCGGTTAAACGGCGACATCGGATGCCGCGGCGCGATCGGCACGTTGCCGGGCGGGATGGGAATGATGGGCGGCTCCGGCGGCGGTGCCGGGTTGCTGTTGAGCGCCAGCACGCCTGACGCATCCGGCAATGCCGACTGCGGACCCGGCGTTGTAGCCTTCGGTATTGGGATCTCTTCTGTGTGGCCGTCGGGATATTTTCGGAAGCGCCTTTGCGGCTTGATGCCGAGCGGATCGTCGACAGTGAAGTCCAACACCTTGCCTTGGTCGAGCTCCTTCTGGCGCAGTTCGAGCATTTGCTTTTGATATGCCTCGGTCGCTGCTTGCGATCGTTCGGCCGTCGACTGCGTCGCCACGTAATGCGCTTCGAGCGCTTTCTGCGCCGCCTCGCCGCGTCGTTCGGCCGATTGCGCCGTCAACGCAGTGATGTACTTGATCGGGTCGCGGCCGCTGAGCGCGATCGCGGTGGCGGCCTTGTTGAGATCGAGGTTGCCGCTTTCATCAGTCGCGCTGCGCATGAGGTCGGCGACCTCTGACTGATCGCGTCGATGCGCGATCGCATCGCCGAGCGAACCGATGTTCGCCCACGTCGACGGGTCGACGCGCACGCCGCTCGCGGGATACGTCGGGACATCGAAGTTGGTCGGACGCTGTAGTGGGTTGATGGCCATGTTATTCCCCCACACCTCGAGTCGCGAGATCGTAATCGACGTGTTTCACGCCCTCGATCTCGATCACCGCATGCGGTCTGCTCTTCTCGATGTCCTGCGCCATCAGACCGATCTGCATCGCCGGATGACCGTTGTAGCGGAAGGCATAGACCGGTGTGCCGTCGAACAACGCGCCGACCTGGCGGATCGAATTCTTCACGCGGCGATCCGAGGCGTATGCGGTGCCGGCCGCCTTGATGCTTGAACCGATCGTGTTCCAGTAGTTGGCCGCGTCGGCCTGCGCTGACTGCGCGATCTGATTGTTGGAAGCAATGTTGCCTTGTGCGATGTCGCGCGCGGTCTGCGTTTTGCCGCTTGCGACGTTGCCGTACAGGTTGGTGAGATCCTGGCCGTAGCCGGTGTAGACGCCAGCACTTTGTGCGCCGCTCGCGCCAGTTGCGGCTGCGATCTTGTCGTATGCACCCGCGACATCGCCCGAGATCCCACGACCGCCCGTGAAAAGATTCTGGTAGGCGTTGGCCGTGCCTGTCGCCCAGGGCAGCTGTGCGTTGACGGCACCGATACCGAGTTGTCCGAGCGTGCCGTAGGCGCCCGCGAGCGCCGTGCCGGCCTGCAGCTGTGGCGTGACGAAACCCTGCAGGCGGTTGAGATAATCCTGCCACTGCGTGCCGGCGATATCGCTCGATCGCTGCACGAGTGCGGCCGCAGTGTTTCCAGATTGACCGATGCCGAGTTGCGATGCGCGCGCCAGCGTCTGCTTGGCGGCCTGCTCTTGCTGCCAATCGTAGCCGGTACCGGGGAGGAAATTGGCGCGTGAGGCCGCGGCCGCATCAGTGCCCTTCAAGCCGAGCGCGGCGTAGTACGCATCGATCGCCGGTTGGTAGCTCGCGCCGAGATCGCGCAGCGTATTGACGCCGCCCTGGCCGGCTTCGAGAGCTCCCGCCGTACCGGTCGCGGCATTGCTCGCGCCCGATGAGAAACTATTGATCGCTGCCTGCAGCGGATCGGTTGAAACGCCCTGCAGTGTCGTGATGGCATTGCCGTAAGCATCCTTCGCACCGCTAAGCCCAGTAGCAATCGAGCTCAGCGCGCCAGCTTGTCCGGTGCCGAGCGCGCCGAGGCCGGCGGTCTGATACGTGTCGTAGGCCTGGTTTGCCGTCTTGCCATAGGTGTTGAGCAAGGCCGCATTTCGTTGCGCCGCCTGCTCGGCTTCGTCCGAGCCGGACAGAAAATCAAAGAGTCCCATCAGAGTCTCCTATGGCGCCGTTGCCAGCAGCATGATGTTGTTGGGCAGTGTCGGCACCGTTCCCGCTACTCGGGACATGCAATCTTGCTTCAAGCTCGGCTATCCGCCGGTTCGCTTCTTCCAGCTGTGACGAAGTTACGGCCAATTGAAATACGTAGTTGCCTATTAGAAACTTGATTTTGTCTTCGGGGGTCAGCATGCGTTGTGTTCTTAGAACATTGGGATCCATCGCGTCGCTCCTCCTGTTCCCTTTACCTTCATCCACTCCTGCACGGTTGTGTGCGACCCGGTCGGGCCGACAGCGGTCAGGGCGGTGGCGACTGCACCGTTGGCGGCAAGCGATGCTGGCTGCAGGTTGATGCTGGCTTGCACGTTCAAGTCCTGGCAGGTGACGCTGCCATCCTGGAAAACGAAGAACGCATTGTAGTAAGGGTTGGCCTGTTGCTTAAATGCCGTGCCGTGGCCGATGTAGTTGCTGTAGAGCGTCGTGTCGACCGGAATGCTGAACACGTTCGGGCTGACGACGGTGATGATATAGTCTATGCCACTAGGGCCGTTGAGGCTTGAGATATGCTGGTTAGCAGGCGATGCCGGAGCATTCATACCGCCGATGGCATAGAGCCTCACTGTGTCGCCGCTAGTGTAGTTGTGCGGCGGCCCGGTCGTTATTTGACAAGGATTCTGCTTGCTGATGTTTACGATGTCGATCAGTGCCGGCAAGATCGTCGGCCGACTGTAGATAAAGGGAAAGGTTGGCATGACCGTAGCCGGGAAACCGGCATTGCCGATCGCAAAACCGACATCACGACAGCCTTCTATCGTGACGCCAGCGCCCCAGTACAGTCCATCAATAGCGTGAATTAAGAGAGCTGTGCCAGCGTTGCCATACCAAGCTTCGTGACTGATTATAGATCCCTTGACATCCCCGTCACACGCTCCTCGTGTGATGGCATAAAGACCAACCCCACCCGCACCGGAAACGCCGTAGCCAGACGAAATAATGCCGGCGATGCCAAAAGAATCCATGCCGGCCTGGTATTGTACGCAGCCACCTATAACCCCACCGATCGACCCGCTGGTCGTAGTCCCAGCACGAGCAATTGCCTCGCCCACAATGGCATGGCCAAGACCGGTGCCGCCTGGATTGGTATAGGCTGGCGTGAATTCGACGCTGGCGTAAATCGCACCCGTGCCTGGACCCTCTTCGCCTGGATTAAAAACCACGCCGGGAAATAGTGTTGTTGGATCGATGACACTGAGGTTGATACCATTGAGGTTGATACCAGAAGTCAGATCCTCAAAACGTCCAACGAAATCTCTCAGCCACGAATACCAATCGGGATCCCATCGCTTGTTGTCGTCGACGACCTGAGAAAACGCACTGAGGATGACCGGTCTGGTTGATGGCATGCTCAGCCTATGTCCGAAACTTTTGCTGAAATTTGCTGGTAGGCGGCCATGAACCCGACATAGACCGGATCGCTAATGTCGAGGCGCCAGCGTCGCCCGTTCCAACTGCTGCGACCGGTGCAAGAAATCAGCGACACCAATTGCCGCTGCTGCTCCTGGCGGCCGAGCTTGCGGATGATTGGCGCGTAGTAGGTTTGCCCGCCATCGTCGGTCCACGAGATTTCGACGACCGGATCCGTTTCCATCGGCTCCAGTGGCGACAGCAGCGTCGCAGTGCCGCCGGATGTATAGGCATTGGCGAACAGCGAACCGGTCAGCTGCAGCGTCGTCGAATTGATGACGGTGGCCGGCCACGTCCCGTTGGCCTCGATCGTGCCGGCGACGCCCACGATCTTTACCGCGTCGCCATTGTGATGCCGGGCGGTGTTGGCAATGACGACCCTGATCTGGTGCGCGAAGCTTGCACCGGCATCAAAAACATTGATGATCTTTTCTTGATAGTTTGCCTGCGTCACGCCGACGCCGGTAACGAATTCGAAATCGGCGCGGCCGACACGAGCTCCGACCGGAAAATTTTCCACGGCGCCGGACTCGAGCCGCCAACGGAACGGGAGCTCGAAGGCATCGGATATGATGCCGCCGGACACGTAGGTGTTGCCGAAATCGCTGCCCACGAGCTCGATGTGCGTTTTGTTTATGAGCGACGTCGTCCAGATATTGTTTGCTTCGGTCGTGCCGACAACGCCGGACACGATCACCTTGGGGCCGATCGTGGCTGCATCGAGAACGGTTAGCCTGACCGGGTCCGCTAGCGGAGGAGTAAAGTTCGAAGTCCACCGCGCCGTCTTGGAAAAGCGAAACTGATCGATCGTGCCGACCCAGAAGACAGAGAAAAAAGTATCCTCAAAACCGCCAACGGTCATCACGCTGCTGGAGTCATTGATCGATGCGCCTGGCGGAAGTGCAACGCTGCCTTCCAGTATCCCGTCGATGAACAATAGCAGCGTGTCGCCAGCACGCACAGCAGCGCAATGATGCAGACCGATATTGGTCGTGCTGTTATACTTGGTAATTCCATTGACCTTAAATTCTGTGCCTCCCACAAACACGGCAAAACCGATGCCGTCGCCTTCGACAGTGTTGTTGCGCAGCACGTACCAGGCGCGGTTGACGTTGAGCCCTGTCGCAGAATCCATCTGCCCAGCGAGACCGTTCTGCGTGCCGATCGGTGTCGTGCAATAGAAGAAAAAATCGACCGTGAAATCGCTGGTGCCGATGGTGAAATCAACGCTGTCGGGTGTGTGGATGCAGGAGCCGGCGCCGCCAAAGAGTGCCGCCCCGCTGCCATACTTTTTGATCGCAGTATCGATCTGCGCCCCGATGAAGGCCGTCCAAACGTGCGCGCCGCCGCCGGCATTGCTATCTATGAATGTAGTCGAGCCATCGGGTTGCTCGTCAAAGTTCAGCATCACCTTGGTGAACAAATCATTCCTGACCGGTGATCGCACTGCTCCGCTGATGGGCTGCGATCGCGGCGGCTCGGTGTGAACAGCGTCGGTGATCTCGTGGATGTTGCCGGTGACCGTGTCACCACACAACCAGCGGCCGAAAGCGTAGGTGCCGCCGATGATGCGCGAACGCGATTGCAGATAAGAGTCGCGCTCGGCCCAGCGCTGCGTGTTGAGATCGAACACCCATGACCAAGTCAGTGACGACAGGATCAAGAACGCATGTCCGCGACTGATGAAGGACGAGAACTCCAGATCGCGTTTGTTGGCTACATCTTCGATCAGTCCATCGAGATCGGGACTGCTGATTTTTTGCGGCGTGTAGCCGTTGAGCATGACGACAGTGTTGTCGTCGGCGACCCAAACGAGGTTGTGACTGAAATTGTCCTCGAAGCCGGTCACGCAATACGGGCCAGCCAGGCCGCGTGGAATGACGACGCCGACGCGCTGAAACGGGAACGGTGTCGTGCCGGCGTTCTGCCAGACCTCGGTCGTGAACGGCCCGAAAAGATACAGCTGACCGGCCCAAGGAACTGCGCGCAGCAAACCATCCGGTTTTGATTCTGCGTTTGCGAACGAAAGTGGATCGACATTGGTATCTTGGAAATCCGATGCGAACACGCGCCCGTCGGAAATCGTATAAACGAAATAGCCATCGAGCTGGCACACCGAATTCGGCGCCGGCAGATCGGCGTCGTAGTTCATCGTGATGGTCGTGGGCAGATCAAACTTGGCATAGTTGCCGTCCACATCACAGAACACTTTCTGCGGCGTCGGCGCGGAATTGTTGCGCGCGAAGAAACCCTTCGCGCTGCCGGTGAGAGCTCCCATGTCGACGGCGGCGCCGCCGGCCCCAGACAGCGTCACCATGCGATTGTTGAACGCGCAAAAAAGCGTTCCGTTGACTTCCGTCGCACCGCGAAAGCCGACTTGGGTCGTCGTGCCGAAATTGAGCATGCCTGGCGCACGCCGGAAAATTGCCGGCGCGGGAGCCGCCGGCCCGAGCGGCTCGATGTAGGCATTGATGATGCGCCCGCTTGCTTCCTGGCTGTGACCCGACGTCCCAGGAAAGCTGCTGTCGGGGAACGGTACTTGCGTTTGACCGAGCGGCATTACGTTCCTCGCGAGAAATTGCCGATCGGCGTGCGCGTGCGATTCCCACGCAGCTGACCGTCGGTGCGCAGTACCTGGCGCGTCGAGGCCGGCCGGCCAATGATGCGCAGCGTGAGCTCGGCCTTGTCAGCCAGCTGCGCGAGCGCAGGGTCGCTGGCGAGATTGAATGCGGGCGCGCATTGCCAGGCGATCCATGCCGCCAGCGACAAAAATATTGCGTCCTCGATATCGCCGCCCGTCGGCGGATTTGAATCTCCGGCATCGGGAACGTAGACGATGCCGAGCGCAGCGAGCGTAGCGAGGCTAGGGTCGACGATGCCGTCGACCCTGCTCACTGCCTCGTCGCCGGGAGCCTGCCCAGGCACGAGCACGCCCAGGTTATCGAGTGTTTGATCGACGAGCTCGCGGCGTGTTCTGGACATTAGTAGTCCTTCTCTGCAGAAGATGCCGCTTTGCGTTCCTTGCTTTCCGCGGCGAGCTCCTCGTCGCTTTTAGGCGCCGCAGTGCGCGCCTCAACCGAGTCGTTGTAGAGGAAGTTGAACAGAAAACCATACGACGTCCCGCCCGCGATCGGCGGATCGAAAAATACGTGCAGGCCTTCCTCGTCGGTAAACGGCGGCCGCTTCGGATCGAGCATACGCGCGTTGCCGCTGACCTCGGTCACAGCGTCGGGCTCCTCACTCAAGCCGAGGCAACCCCACTCGATCACGAGCTCATTGAACGCCGCGACGGCGCCCACCTGCACCGACGCCTGTACGGGGATCAGAACGGATCCGAGCACGAGGCCCTCGGTATCGGCCTTCGGTGCTGCGGTCGCACCCTTGCGCTTCTTCGCAGTCTTGGTCTTTTCCTTAGCCATTGAACGGCACTCCCGGTTTGAATTGCGAAACGAAAAAACCGGCGCACCCCAGGATGGAGCGCGCCGTAGGCTGGGGGTTTATGCGGCAGGATTACCGAGCGTGCTGGCACCGCCAGTGATGCGGACAGCGAGCCGGTTATCGACCACCTTGACGCCGTAGAGCACGTCGAGGCGATAGTTGCTCACGTCGTTTGCACCATCGTAGTAGGGGATGACGCGAACGCTGGTGCCCTTATAGCTCTCACGAGCAACATCGACTGCGCCAGGCGGGCGCACCATCGGCACAACGACCAGCGCGAAAGCGTCGCGGTGGAACATCATGTTCTGCCGATAGCTGCCGGCACTGTCACCGACGATCTGCAGCGTGACGCCGACGGTCGGTGGAATGTCCACCGTGCCCCACTGCGGGCCGTCCGAGCCCGACAGCGGAATGATCGGCGGCGTGATCACCAACGTGGCTGCGCCGGCCGTGGCAACGGAGTCGGCGACGACCGTGAACATCTGCTGATAGGGCAGCACGGCCTTCGTCACCGGGTTCAATGCCTTGACGGCGGTGACACCCGTGCCGAGCGTGAACACAGTACCGGCCTTGATGGTACTGCCTGCGGGTGACCAGGCGGCGGTGTTGATCGACATCGTGCCTGGCGTTGCTTCGGTGTTGGCGACTGCAGCGTAGGTCGTGCTGAGCACGCCTGCACCGGCAGCGGCGGCGACTGTCGCCGGCGAGTCCAAGTTGCCGGGACCGACAAACGTCGGCACGTTTTGCGACATGAATGTCGCAACGTCACCGATGCGGCCGATCTCACCCTGGCGATAGGCTTGTGTGCCGATCGCTTGCATGAACAAAGCGGTTTGCGATGCCGCCATTGCCCAATAGCTGTCGGGCGCGAGCACGGCGCTACGCATGTCTTGCGGACATGCTGTTTGATCGAGCCGCTCGGCCGCACGCGCGAAGTCCGAGAACGAATCGATCAGCGCGTCAGCGCCGGTTGCCGGCTGTCCCACCCAGTTCGGAATCTGCGTGAATAGGTTCATCACGTCGACGTCGACTTGGTTGGCGAGCCGGATGAGTGCTGGCCGGATTACGCGATCGGCCAGGTCTTCGATCTTCAACGTCAGTTCGAACGAACTGAATTTGAAATCCACGCCCTTCTGCAGATTGACTTGCAGCGTGAGCTTGCCTTCGGTGACATCTTGCACCGGAGAGGCTGCCACAGCACCGGTTCGCACTGCGAACTGTTGCGGTTTGCGGATGCTGATCGTGTCACCGACGTCGTAGCCGTTGACCTTTTTGTCAAATTCTTCCTCATACCCGCGATAAACCTGGCGGCCCATCACGAGTTCGTTTTCAAGAATTCTCACCGCTGTTTTTGCGATGATACTCGGATTTAAGACGGTGTTAGCCATTTGCCTTGGCTCCTATGTGCCAAGGCTCGGGCCGGTCACTTACAAACGGTCGCCGTAAAGCTTTTTCAGATAAGCGTTCATGGATGCCGTTTGTGATGGCGGTGAAGCACCGCCGCCCTTTAGGGGCGCGATCGGCTTACGAGCCTGTGTCTGCGTTTTCGGGTTTGTCGGCAGCGACAGGCGGCCCTCTAGCCGTCCGATTTCTCGGGCGGCCGCTTCGGGGCTCATGCGGTTGAGTCGAGCGAGCTTGGACTGATCTTTCGCGAGCACGTATCCGATGCGTTCGGATTTTTTGCTCTCAAGCAGCAGGCGTTCGATGTGCGGTGCTACGGGAAGCGTGGCCTTGGCCATCACCTCGCTGTAGTCCTTCACGCGGGATTTGAATCGGTTCTCACGTTCCTTGTGGTCAGCGATCAGATTCGAAACACGTTCTTGCTCGCGATCGATCTGTTGCTTGAACTCTTCGCGGACCTGGCGCGTGACTTGTCGCCGATCTGTCTCCCATGCCTGTCGCGCAACACTGAAACCGACATAGTCGTCCCGGTATTGCGGGTCTGCCTGGTTGGGCGGGTCGCCGATTTGCTGCCACACTTTATATTCGAATGCGCGTTGCAGCTGCTGAGCGTCCGAAGGCACGTCACCGCTTGCGCGGGCACGTAGCGATTCGTTCTCGGCTCTCAGTCGAGTCCGTTCCTCGCGATAGCGCTGGGCGCGCGATTTTTTTTGCTCTTCTGATTCGCCCTCTTCGCTGTCGTCGTCCTGCTCGTCATCGACCGCACCGACGAGATCCTCGTCAGCTGTGGCCTCTGCCTCTGTTGCCTCGCCTTCGGGTTGATCACCCTCCGGCTCCGGCTCGGTAGGAGTCTCAGCGGTCTTTTCCCCTGCTGGCGCGTCACCGGCTGGCACGGGTTTTGGATCGTCTTCGCCATCAACTACCATCTTACGTCCTCACTCAATTTGCCGCCTTTGGAGCGGCGCTCTTCGCGGCGGCTGGCCGAGCATCGGCTTGCCTGCCCGAAATACTAAATTCTTGGTGGCATCCCCGGCGGGATCCCTGGCGGCCCCGCTGGTGCGCCTGGCGGTGGTCCCGACGGTGGACCCATCGGCGGCAGGCCGCCAACGCCTGGGGGCGGTCCTGGCGGCGGTCCCGGTGGCGGCGGCATCGGTGGCATGGGCGGCGGGCCAGGCGGCCGCGGTACGCCGCCGTTGGCGCCGATCGCCATCTGGGCGAGCTCGCCGACGGCGCCCTGCAGATGCGTGACGGCCTGGATCAGCGCGTCGATCTGCGTCTGCTGGTCGGCATCCGATTTCGGTGGGCCGGCCGGCGCCGAGCTCTCGGCCGCAGCCGCGGCCGCTTCGCCGTTCATGCTCATGCCGGTCAGCATGTGATCGTGCGCGCGATCGAGTTGCGCGGACGCAAAATCCATCTTGTGCCCGGTCGACTTGACGCCGTGCCCGATCATGGCGACCTCGTGCGCCATCTCGGCCTTGCGCAGATCGGCCTGCACGCGCGCCAGATCCACCTGAACTTTATCCCGCTCGATCTGCAGATGACCTTGTGCTTCGGCGGCCTTGCCCGTGACCTCTTTGTCCTTCAGCTGCAGCTCGCCCTGCTTGATGGCGATCGCGGGATCGGGTGGTGGTGGCGGTGGCGGCTCCGGTGGCGGTTCGCCGGAAAGCTTCGCCTCGGCCTGCGCCACTTGCGGCGGCAGCATCATGCGCAGGCGTTTGGCGATGCGATCGGCGAGCGGGAAGTCCTGGCCTTGCACGAACAGATCCGCGAACAGCGGCGCGGCCTGCGGGCCGAGCGTCTGCATCAGCGTCTGCATGCCGTCGCGCGCCTCTTCGCGTTTGGTCGAATAGCTCGGTCCCATCTCAACGCTGACTTGGTAGGCGCCGACCGAGAGGTCGTTCATGGTGACGGTGTCGATGCCGTCGCCGTTCGGATCGATGATTGTTTTATTGATTTCGATCTTGGCCATTTTGCCGTCGTCGCCGACGACGCGCAGCGTGCGCTCGGTGTCGTACACGTGCGGCACCAGATCGACGATCACCTGGCCGATGCGCTCGACGGCGCGGCCAAAGGCCTCGATGTAGACGAACGTGCCGGTGTCGCCTTCGCGTTGGCGCGCGACGATGGCGCGGCCGGATGTTTCCTGCGCCGGAGCTCCCAGCGAGCTCGGATAAATCCCGGTGACGCCGCTCATGTCCTGCGTGGCGACGCCGAGCAATTCCTTGATGCCCGAACTCGCAACCGGTGGCGGCTCACGTTCCGGCGGCCGACCGCCGTTGAGCGGATCGGGATCGTATTCGAGGAACGGCCAATTGCGCGTGTTGGCGGTTTCCCATTGATCGAGGAAGGCCTCGAAATTCTTGCGTGTGCCTTTGAACGGCGCCTTCGGCTGCAGCGCGACCGCCTCGGCGTCGGCGCTGATCGCATAATTGTACAGGCGTTGCACATCCTTGAGCTTGCGCACGATACCGTAGCGCACGGTCTGCCGGCCGATCTTCACTTCCTCGCCGAGGAACGGGATGATCGGGATCTGCATGCCCGGCCA